AGTTACAGGCTCAGGTCTGCCGGTCGCCACAGGCCGGACACGAAGATAAGCTATGAGGACGTGGCAGTCTTGAGGGAGCTCCGCGCAGGAGGGGCCACTTTCAGGGAGCTAGCGTCGCTGTTTAATTGTCACCCCAGCACGGTACAAAAGGCCATTTTCGGCCATGGCATAGCTCATTCCAGAGGTGTCAAATGAAGATATTCGACGCATGCGTCCGCGGGAACGGGGACTTCGTAGTCGTGTACGAGACGGGCGAGGCAGCTCCCTTGTTCGTCCTCATGACCCAGGGCGAGGGGCCCAGGGAGTTCCCCGGGTCGGCACTGTACAAGCGACCCTGCACCGGGTGCTGGCAAATCCACGACAAGCATCACTGCCCTACCTGCGGGATGCCCGCGTTCCCATACATCCATCACTACCCGCCCTTTCCCTGCGAAGAGGAGGACCAAGATGGCCAAGGCTAGCGACGGGACGGCGGCGTCCATCATCGAGCGGGCGAAGCAGATACGCGCCCTCGCCGAGAGCGAGAGGTCGTTAGGCCACGAGGAGGCGGCCAAGAACTTCGCGGCGATCCTGCAGAACCTCCTGTTGAAGCACGAGCTGGACATGGTCGACGTGGACGCCCACGTCGAGAACCCGATCGAGACGCGCATCCTGGATTGGTCGGAGCACGGGCTACCCAGGTCTAAGACCCGCTGCACCTGGACGGAGAGGCTCGCCTACCTGGTGACGCGCTCCTACGGCTGCGGGTTCATGGTGACGACCGGCACCAACCGCCTGGTCATCGTGGGCAAGAGACTCAACCGCGAGCTGTGCGAGTACACGCTCGTGGTCCTGTGCAGGTCGGCCAGGGAGGTGGCGGAGAGCGAGTACTCCGTGGCCTTTAGGGCAGCCTACGCCGCCGGCGAGGTCCATCGCGTCCGCGGCTTCAAGAAGGCCTTCCTGTTCGGCTTCGTCACGCGGGTCGGCGAGAGACTCGCGGCGGAGGTGACCAGGTTCAAGGACGCCGAATCCCGCGGCGAGATGGCCCTCGTGCGGGTGGACACCGACGCAGACGAGGCGATGAAGTTCGCCTGGAGCATAGGCCGAGCGGCGAGGACACCCCACGTGGAGATAACCTGCGCCGAGGGACTGGAGCGCGGCAGGGCCAGGGCCGAGGAGGTCGACCTGGGGACCAGGGGAGTGACAGGAACTGTCAGACCGAAACTGTCAAATGGCCTATAATTGTCTGCCAGCCTGCAAGTCTCGTTTCCCTAAGTCGTTAGTTTCTCGCCTTCCAGATTTTCCCCGCTTGGGCACGATAGTTGCAGTATATCTATCGTAGCCCAACAACCGAGGAGACAGACATGCGGACGAGAGACGAGATAAATAAGACGATCAGCGCGACGCAGAACGAGATAATGAAGTTCTTCCCCGGGCACTACAAGCTGCTGGCCCTATACGCCCAGCTGAAGGCCGCGCGGGTAGAGCTGAAGTGCCACGAGCAGATCAACGGCGAGGCCAGGTGGTCGGGAGTGGTTCCCGCCGGGCGCGCCTGCCACGGACCCAAGTGAGGAGGAGAGACATGCGAGATACCTGGGAGAAGATGGACGAGCTGGCCGACGAGGCCGCGATGCTGAGCCTGTGTGGCGAAGTTGATACAGCGGAGTACCGCAGGATACTGAACGAGTGGAACCAGCTGGCCCGCTCGCTGTGCGAGGTGACCCATGCTTAACGACGAACAATTAGACAAGATGGCCAAGATACTGGAGCTCAAGGACTCGGTCCTGGTCGTCCCGGCCCTCGGGATCGAGACCCACTTCGAGGGACGCAGGGGGAAATGGGAGAAGATGACTCAGTCACGTATCCGGTGGAAGTCGCTCGGCTACGCCACCCTGGCCAGGATGGCAGTCACCCTGTCGCTCCTGATCGGGTGCGCGGGTTGCGTCTCCGAGGAGCGCGCCCGCCCGGACGAGATAGCCCGCGCCGAAATTTATAACGCGTCGCTGGCCGCCAGGAACACGGACGCCGCCTGGCTCGAGGAGTACGCCCGCAGCTTGACCGAGAAGAAGTTGGGAATGACGGTCGAGTCGACCGCGCTTTCCAATGTCCAGTTCGTGTGTGGCACCTTGCAGTGGGACGTTTACTTGGAAAAAGTCACTATGCACCTGACGTACTTCCGGGAGACCGGGTACGTCGCGACATCCAGGAGGTACGACCGGTGATGACTCTCTGCTCCATATTCGCGGCTTGTTTCTGGATAGGGTATTTCGCCGGGCGGTTCTTCGGGAAGCGAGCGGCTGCCCGGGGAACGCCGGAGTACAGGCTCGGCGCCTTCCTGCAGGGGACGCGCCGGCGCAAGGGAAAATGGAAAGAAGCCTGATGTACCGTTCGCTTCCACCAGTAAAAGGAGTATAATATGCGACATGAAATTTCTCTCCGCGGTCTCAGCTTGCTCATTGCTCGCGTCTTGCTGCGAAATAAGAGTGCACCCGCAGGGCGTCGGAGCCGTGCTCGTGAACGAAGTCGCTCGCAGGCAGCTCTTTCGCTACGCCGAGCCAGGGTCCTCATGGCCGAGGATAGACGTGCCGATGCTCGAGGTAGGTTCCTTGAAGATATCGTCGGCTTTCCACGTCGAGGAAGAAAAGCTAGACGAGACAGTAGAAAAGCTGCGACAACTCCAGCCTGAAGGCTGGCACCTGGGTTTCAACAGCCGCTTGTCTCTCCAGGGTTTCTACCTGCAGGCCACAGTGAGGTTCTGAGCCATGACTTTGCCCGAGAAGTTAAGTGATTGCCTGGAGCTCGCGCTGCGCGACCTGGAGGCATGCGAGCAGGACCCAGCGTACGAGGTTGACATGAAGTTCTGGCACAAGCCGCAGCCTTTCCGTCGTCTGCATGGCCGGCGCCGTCATGGCGAAGACAATCGGCCTCGAGTACTATAACCGCACCGAGGGCACCCTGGCGACCATGTTCGGCAGGGCCGTCGCGGGCAAGCTGTGCGCGATCAACCGGGCCCGCGAGGGAAACCTGAGAGAGGCCCTGCAGGACTTCCACGGGGAAGGATATTCACATCCAGACTACCCGGCAGGTGGATTTATGTGCCGCCCTACTGTGGCTACCCTGAGAAGTTCAAGAAAGTCATGAGAGACATAGCCCGCGAGCTGCGGGAGAAAGGAATTTGAGATGCTGGTAGAGACGTACGAGGCCGGCGAGGGAGTCGGCCAAGCGGAGGTGGACGAGGAGTCTCGCAAGCTCATGGAGCAGCTGGGACTGGAAGGGCAGCTGGGGCTGGCTACCGGTTTCCCGGCCGCCGGCACCAACCCGTATTCGGAAATGACGCTGGAGCAGAAGGTGACGTTCCGCGCGTTGTTCCCTGAGACTACTGAGATAGCCAGGTATGCCCGCGGGCCCATCCCGCTGCGCGTGCTGCAGGTGGCGGCCCACGCTGCTGGGCTGTTCGAGAAGCTGGAAGTCTGGCACTCACGGCACGACGCGGACCCGCTGCTCGTGGGATTGGTCAAGGGTCCAGAGTCCTACTCTGACCCTCGACCGTACCTGCTCGCGCGCTGGGGTGACCTGCTCGATCCGTTCGGGGAGCTTGTGAAGAAGGCCCGCGCGGTCATCCGCGAGAGGCTCAAGGCCTACTGGGAAGAGCAGGCCAGCGAAGCCGCGGGACGGCTGCAATGCTTGGACGCGCTCGTCACCAAGCACTTCAACGGCGAGTTCGTGGGGATACACCGATGAAGCTGACGCCAGAGGAAGAAGACCTCATCAGCAGGAAAATCTGCTACTTCGACAAGACGGAGTGGCGCCTGCGACTATATCACGGGCCGCGCATAACGAAGGCCATACGGGACCGGTTCCAGGAGCTCGAGGAGCTGGCGGTGCAAACGCTCATGGCGGAGTTCCACGCGGACGAGGAACGCGTGCGACGCGAGCTGGTGTACCGTCTGGGCCCGCCGGAGCCAATTTGCGGCGGCAAGATAACGCAGGAGATGGTCGACGACATGATACAGGCCCGAGACTTCGGGGGCATGTCGCAAAAGAAAATAGCCGCGGCTTACGGCGTTAGCGAGTGGACAGTGCACAAGCGGCTGAAGGATGTCGGCGCCACGAGGACCAACGCCCCGGGGGCAGGGAGGCCAAAGCGTGGGGGCTCTGTATGACTGTAAGCTGCTCTATGACTGCATGAAAGAGGCGGTCCAGATAGAGCCAAATTCCGTTCCAGACTTCACGGACTTCGCGCTCTGCTTGGGCATGGCAGTGCTTGGTCGGGCGTCCACCGTCGAGGAAGACGCTGAAATTTCCTGGCTCCTGGGGGAGCAAAACAGGTGCCACGAGGCTGCTCTCAGGCTCTCTGGCCTGGATTTCTCGGACAAAGAAATAGTTATCTCGTCGCTCAGGCAGAGAGCTCTGGACGTCCGAGTGAAGATGGCTTCAGCGCTGTGGAGGCTCTGCGAGCCGAGAGGGTGAGTCTGTTCCCAGGTGTGGAAACCGTGTGGAAACCGATAAATGAATGTGTAAGTATTTGCTAGAGCAAGTGTTTAATTTTGAATTTGTGTTTTCTGGTTTCCAGATCTATACCTTATCCTAAACTACCTACAATTTAATGGTAGGGTTATTAAGGAGATATGTGGGGGGAGGGCCTCAATTAGAAACCTTTTCGACCTTATGACGCACCAAAACGTTAGCCAGCAAGCTCCAAACATGGTTTCCACATGTGGAAACCGAGTAGAAACCACTGCAAATGCCTGCCCGTTCTCCGCGTCCAGCCTATGGGCCTGACGAATCCGCCACGGAACGGGCTCGGGTGTCCCAGGAGCCAGCCTGGGAGTCCTCGTGCAGGTCGTGGTACAATGGCGCCATGGACGAAAACCAGCGGATACAGTTCTTCGCGGTGCTCGCAGTGTCGGGCAGGCCGCTCGAGGCCTGCTTCGCGGCGGGCGTCCCGTTCCGCGACGTCAAGAAACTGCAGAAGTCAGACCCGGAGTTCGCTTACCGCTACGAGGAGTCCATGCTGCGGTTCTGCGAGACGCTGCAGGCCGAGGCAGTCCGTCGCGGGCGAGACGGCGTCGACGAGCCCGTGTTCGGCTCCCTGGGCGGCAACATGGGCTCAGGGAGAATCGGCGAGAAGAGAGTCTACTCCGACCAGCTCCTCATGATGGAGCTGAAGCGGCGAGACCCGTCGTACCGGGAGAGAATGACGGTCGACGCCAACCTGACCGGTGGAGTGCTGGTCGTGGGACCCGTGGCCAAGTCGACGGAGCAATGGAAAAAGGAGAACGAGAATGCTGTTCCTGAACCAAGACCTGAAGTCGACGCCGGCTGAGCCGCCCTTCGTCATCAACGCTCCTGACCCCGCTGGGAGCTACCTGAAGACCTGGAAAACGGCCGGGCGAGATTGCCTCAACGTAACGCTGCGGCGCAACCAGCCCCTGGACGAGAACGGGAAGGTCAGGGCCGAATTGCGGGTGCACAGGGAAGGCACCCCTGCGCGGCTCTTCCAGATGGACCCCATGGGCTCGCGCAGGAGCTCGGCCATCGGACTGTACGTGCCGGAAGACTGGCAGAGAGACGGGCAGAAAGTAATCCTCTTCCAGTGGCACCACTACGGGGAAGGGGTTTCCGGGGGAAACCCGCCACTCGCGTTCTTCATCTGGAACGACAACCTGTATTGCAGGCTCTGGCACGGGGACAAGAGCGACGCGGCGAGCTTCGTTGACCTGTACAAGGCACATTGCCCGAAAGGCCAGTGGCTGCACTTCCGCGTGGGCATCAAGTGGGACGCTGTGAACGGGGAAGTGGAAGCTTTGCTCTATGGCAAGCCCATGTTCCCGAAGTACTCGGGCCCGATCGGGTACAAGGACTCGCCTTTCATTTACAGCTCCATCGGGATGTACTGGCCGGGAGCCAAGTCGAGCTCGGTGCAGTCTCACCAGGCCTCCTATGGCTGGTGGAAAATCGGGGAAACTCTGGCGGACCTCGAGCCATGAACGCGCGCGACGCTGCAGCGCGCCTGAGGGTCATGGGTGTGACCAGCGCCAGCTCGAAGAAAGTGCTGCTGGAGCTGGCCGACTGGCTGGAGAAGGGAGCGGAGGTCTCCTTGGCGGAGGCCTCTCTCGCCGAGCTGTTCAAGGCCACGGCTTCCCGCGGCGCCCTCGCCCTGACCGTGGTGGCCAACATGGTGAACGGGAAAGAGGTGGTGTCGGTGCAGGCTGCCGGGATGACGAGCGGCTGCGTGGGCCTGGCCGACGTGGCGAAGCGCCACCTCTGCAGGAAAATGAGCACGCAGAAAAAAGCCACCTGGGACGAAAAATGACGGTTCGCGGGCGAGCGCGCTCGTGGTAGGATTTGGTTTTCTCGTTTCTCGAAAGGACCTCTCCCGTGAAGATAGCTCTGCTGCGCTTCGGCAGGGGCTTGGTCAACGCCAAGATACCCAACGTGACGGCCGCCGAGGAGGTGGGACTCGCCCTGGACCTCAAGGCCCTCGGCCACGAGCCAGTCATATACAGCAACTGGATGAGGGGCCACGAGCGCGACGAGTGGGGAGGCATCCCGTTTGCCAGCGTGATAGACTGGATCGAGGAAGTCAACTCCTGCGACGCCATGCTGATGTTCAACTGCACGGTGAACTTCTTCGGGGGAGCGGAGCACGAGGGCTCCTGCTACGCGCAGCGAGCCTTCTGCCAGTTCCCCGGCCCCGTGGCCATGGTGGTGACCGACCCGCTCTGCCTGAACCAGGCCTGGAAGTATGGACCGCGACTCCCCAACCACCCCTGGCTCTCTCGTTACCCCGAGACGGAGTACTTCGCCCTTCGCGGGAAGCGGACCAGCGTCATCACGAACTTCAGGGACCTGGACAAGGTGCGGGACACGTGTGCCCGGAAGGTGAGCTGGAGCTGCGTCGAGCCGTTTGACTTCTTGGACCAGGGATACCTGACGCACTTCAGGTTTACGAATCTCGACGCGGTCAGGACCGTGGACCTCGGCTACGGCGGTTCAGGTCGGACTGGCAAGCGCGAGGACCAGCTGAGGGAGTTCTACTTCGGCCATGGATACCTCGACGTCAGGATGTGTGGCACCATCTCGCAGAAGAATTTCTCGGACATGCCTTCTCCCGGTACTGGCGTCCCGGCCTTCATGGGCAAGACCGCAGACTACTTCGAGTACCTCGACTTCATGCGGTCTTGCTTCGCGACGGTCTTGACGTGCGACGAGTGGTACGAGGACAACTGCGTCCCCGCCAGGCTCGTGGAAGCGGCGGTGTGCGGGACCATCCCGCTGATAGACAGGGAGTACGACTCGAAGGGGCTCTTCGTGCGCAACGACCCCCTGCTCGAGGAGCATTGCTACGTGTCCTGCAGGAAGGACGTGTCGGACAAGATTCGCCAGCTCAGGGCCAACCCGCAGCTCGCCCAGGAGATCAGGGACAGGCACTCCAGGATATGGGTCGGGTACCCCCGTTTTTTAGACCGTCAGGCCAAGCTCGCGGGCATACTGAGGAGGCACTTCGGATGCTGAAGACTTTCTTGACGATCTTGCGCCACAAGAGATTTGTGTACAGGGCAGGACGCAGGCTCGGCGTCTCCAGGTGGAGGCTGCTGAAGCATGACCTGTCGAAGTTCTCTCCCAGGGAGTTCCTCGCCTATGCCCAGCAATTCGGCCCCGGGAAAGAGAGGAACCCGTCGCGCTTCGCCGCGGCTTGGCTACACCACGTGCAGCACAACGACCACCACTGGGAGCACTGGGTGCTGCCCCAGCCCGGGAAGGAGAACGTGTCCCTGGACATGCCGGACCAGTGCATCCGCGAGATGGTCGCGGACTGGCTCGGGGCGTCGATGGCCTACGAGGGCTACTGGCCCGTCAAGGGCAAGTGGAGGTGGTACACAGAGAACTTCAAGAATATCCAGCTGTCGTCGCTGACGCGCCTGAGGGCACAGCTGTATGTCAACCAGGCGCTGACCCCGGAGGCGAGATGAAGAAGAAATCGCGCGGTGGCAACGCCTGCTGGATAGCCACGGAGACGCGGAGAGGCTGGAGAGTGAAGCTGTCAACCGACTATCGCGACTTCCCGCTCTCCGGGCTGCTGCTGGATAGCTGCAAGGACGTGAAGCAGCTCCGCGGCTTGTCGGTGGTGTTCGTGTACCTGGACGGGAGCGAGTACAGGCCATGAGCCTCGATCCGATCAACGGATTTTTCGAGTTCGCTGGCTCAGCCCTACTGTGGCTGAACGTCGCCGCTCTCGTGAGAGACAAGAAGATAGCTGGAATCAAGTGGTATTCCGTGGCATTTTGGACTCTCTGGGGCTTGTTTAACTGCGCGTATTACCCCTCTCTCAGCCAGTGGTGGAGCTTCGCGGGCGGCGTCTCCGTGGTCAGCGTGAACTGCGTGTGGCTGGCGCTCCTGTGGAAGTACTCGAGGTCCAGCCGCTCCTTGTCGTACGTCGAAGAGACAGTCCACGGCGTGGAACCCGGGCGCAGGAGATTCTTCAGGGACGACCGATAAGATAGGATCATCATGATAGCTTCACACGTACATGCGGCAGTTCTCGTGCTCATCCCCGCGGCGGGTCGCTGGCTCCCGTCCATGGTGACGCCGTCCGGCGAGCAGCGCAACATCACGTCCACCACGACTGGAGGGATACAAGAAGCGATTGACTACGCGTGCGAGAAGGGCTTCGATCTGTACATCTCAGGGGGAGACGAGGACACTGGGGGAGCCACGGTATATGACTGCGGGTCAACCCCGATCGTGTTCCCGCCGATGCAGGGCAAGCGCGTCGCCACCGGGGCGATCACGCTGAACTTCAGCGGGGCCATTGGCATGGCGCCGGGGATCAGGTTCGACAGCTGCATGATGGTCGACGTCGAGTTCTCCGCGGCCCAAATTGTCTACGCGGGGGAAGGCGCGGCGATTGAGTTCAAGCCCGTCAACCAGCTGCCGCTTGACCCCTTGGCCGCCATCATAGACTCCAGGTTCTTCTTCACCACCGTGGTGAGCCCGACCGGGACGTCGCTCGTCAAGTTCAGCACCTACTCCGGGGACATAACTTCGTGCGAGTTCAACTTCGTCGAGCTCAACGGCGCGGAGACAGGCGTGCTCGTGCACCAGGGGAGCCGACCGTTCCAGTCCAACTCGCTGCGGTGCCCGCACGTCCACGGGCAGTCCGAGACGTGCGTCTCGTTGGGCGACTCGGTCGACTTTGCCGACAACGTGCGGGACAACTCGCTGGAGGTCTTCGCGTTCCCCCCGGACGGCGTGACTGCCTTCGACGTGTATGGCAGCGAGAACAAGGTATGTGGCCACTCTCGGGCCCCAGATGGCGCCACGCCGGCCCACGGGGTGCGTTTCAGGGCACCCGCGGCCAGCAACGAGTGCGACTTCCAGCACCTCGACGGCGGGATATTGGACGAGTCTACGGCCGCCACGAACCGCGTCGAGGAGCTCGGGCCCAAATCCCACTCGACGGTGACGGTCGGAGATTCTCCCTTCGTGTACCAGAACCTCGACGCGAAGATCGAGAGAGTCACGGTGCAGGGTGGGTCCGTCACCGGCAACTTGCTCATGAGCCTGGACGGCGCGACCTACTATGACCTCGGACTCCCGGCCGGGATGTTCACGCTGTACCCAGGAGAATATTTGAAGATAGTGCACGCGGGAGCCCCGACGATGAGGAAGTTCCAATGACCATCTGCTTCCACTGCGACTTCAAGGAGGCCAAGGTCCGCTACCGCGGCGCGAAGGTATGCCGGGACTGCCGTCGCGACCTCGAGTCGGGCAACTCGGCCGGGATCCACGCCCGCCGGCTGCGCGGGAAAGAAGTCCGAGACTTTTTCAGCGACCAGCCAGACCACAGACGAGGTAAGATATACACATGAGAGGCGCGAGAGTCAAAGAGCTGCGTGAGCAGGTGGAGCGGTTCCACTTGCGGTTGACCAAGAACCAGTGGCGCGAACTGAAGCGGGCATGGGCTCGAGGCGAGCGAGATGTCGTCGCGGCGCTCAGAAAGATTAAACTGTCCAAGGTGCGGGACGCTGCTCCTGCTGTGGAGATTCGGCCACCCAACGGACGAGCGCGAGGCGTTCTGTCATCTCTGCGAGTACTGTCTAGTGTGGGACTCCTCGAGAGACTTTTTTCGAGAGGTAAAGGATAATGCCGCGGCCAACGAGGCGACCAGGCCAGACGACCGTTGAGCTAAATCCTATCAAGGTGACCCAAGATGAGTGGGAAAGGATTTTCGGCAAGCGGGAAAGGAAAATCTGGGCCCCGGAAGGCGACCCCATTCGGGAGCGCGAGCGGGAACCTCGGGAAGACGCGGCGGCCCTCAAGGAGTACCAGCGCGGAATACTTCGTTGAGCCCGAGGACGAGCTCCTCGACGACGGCATACCGAAGTACTGCCCGGAGTGTGGGACGAAGCTGAGGGAAGACTGATGGAAGGCTGGCCAACCAACAACTTCACTATCTTGGCCAGGGACCAGCACAGGGACGTCGAGATGAAGTCGGTGGTCAAGGCGTTCACCTTCGAGAGGGCCAGGGAGAGCTTCGAGAGAGCCTATCCCCCGTCGAGGTACCCGGTGCGCGAGGTGCGGTTCACCATAGACTTCGAGCTCGACCATGTCTTCCCGGACGGCGACACGCTGCGAGAGCTGCTGGCCATGGCCGAGGAAGGCGAGATAGTTTGCACGACCGACTTGGACTAGAGTGGCACGAAGACGCGGGGGAGCTGAAGGCTTTCCGCGACGGTCGCGAGATAGCCTGGGCTCCCCAGACCGGAGCCCAGTACGCTTTCCTGAGCTGCCCGGTGTTCGAGGCCCTGCTCGAGGGCAACCGCGGCGGCGGCAAGTCGGACGCGTTGGTCATGGACTTCGCCCAGCACTGTGGAATAGGCTTCGGCCCCGACTGGCGAGGCATGCTCTTCCGCCAGACGTACAAGCAGCTCGAGGACATAGTCGCCAAGACCAAGAAGTGGTTCCCGAAGGTCTTCGCGGGGGTGACCTTCAACTCGACGGCCATGCACTGGGACTGGCCCACGGGCGAGCGGCTCTACCTGTCCTACATGGAGCGTGAGCAGGACTACTGGGGCTACCACGGGCACGCGTACCCCTGGGTGGGATGGGAAGAGCTCACCACCTGGCCCACCGACAAGTGCTACAAGGTCATGATGTCATGCTGCCGATCGACGAAGGCGGGCGTCTACCTCGAGAGGGAGAACCCAGATACCGGGAAGACCGAGCTGGCGTGGGAACCCATGCCCAGGAAATACAGGTCCACGACCAACCCGTACGGCGTGGGACACAACTGGGTCAAGCTGCGCTTCGGGTTGCCGGTCCCGCGCCACAGGCTCAGTGGACAGGTGATAAACGACAAGGCTGGGGACCGCGTGGCCATACATTGCGACCTGGAGAGCAACAAGGTGCTGCTGCACGCCGAGCCGGGCTACCTCGACAAGGTGCTGATGTCAGCGATGAACCCGTCGCAGGCCAAGGCGTGGGCCGAGGGCTCCTGGGACATCGTCGCGGGAGGCATGTTCGACGACCTGTGGCAGCCGTCGACGCACGTCGTGCCGGACCTGTCGCCGAAGTCCATACCGCACGAGTGGAGGATCAACAAGTCCTACGATCACGGGCAGTCGCACCCTTTCAGCGTCGGCTGGTGGGCTGAGTCAAATGGAGAGCCCATAAAGGTAAGCGGCAGGACGCTCGGCGGTGTCCCCGGTGACCTGTTCAGGTTCGCCGAGTGGTACGGGTGGAACGGGCAACCCAACGAGGGCATCCGCATGACGGCGCGCGACATAGCGCAGGGGATAGTCGAGCGCGAGACCAAGATGGGCATACTCGGCCGCTGCAAGCAGGGTCCGGCAGACTCATCTATCTTCGATGACTTCGAGCCTGGCAGCTCCGTGGCTGGCGAGATGAGGGCGAAGGGAGTCCTGTGGCAGCCCGCGCAGAAGGGACCAGGCTCGAGGATCCAGGGCTGGCAAGCGATACGCGCTATGCTGAAGAACGCCGCGCAGCAGCCCAGGGAGGAAGCCGGCCTGTTCGTCTGCGAGGGATGTGAGCAGTTTATAAGGACGGTGCCGGTCCTGCCGCGCCTCGAGAAGAACCTCGACGACGTGGACTCAGACGCCGAGGACCACGTCGGGGACGAGGTACGCTACCGCGTGCGGGAGAGGATACACGCCGCGAAGTCGAGGAGTTTCTAGCGTAATCACTGTAGCCAGCGGCGTTAAAATAGCCGGTGGAGGTCCTAAATGCCAGAATCAGACCCGAGGCTAGACCCGTCGACCACGTCCAGCGAGTACGACGCGATGGTGCCCAAGTGGGACAAGATACAGACACTGCTCGAGGGCACCGCTGCCATGCGCGCCGCCGGGAAGAAGTTCTTGCCTCGCCACGAGAAAGAGACCGAGATAAACTACCAGAACAGGCTGCAGATGACAGTGCTGTTCAACATGACGCAGATGACGCTCGACATGTGGGTCAGCCAGCCATTCTCCGAGCCCGTGAAGGTCGCGGACGACGTTCCCGGGGAAATCAAGAAACTGCTGGATGACGTCGACCTGCAGGGCAACGACGTGACCGTGTTTTCCCGGGACCAGCTCAAGGAAGGGCTGTCCAAGGCCTACACGCACGTGCTGGTGGAGTATCCCCAGACATACGGGGTGAATACCCTGGCAGACCAGCGCGCGGCGAATCTCCGCCCCTACTGGTGCGTCATAAAGCCGGAAAACCTGATATTCACCTCGAAGGAAGTCGTCGCGGGGGTCAAGGTCTTGACGCATGCCCGGGTGCGCGAGACGCAGACGGTGAGGGACGGCTTCGCGGAGCGCGTCGTCCATAGGATACGCGTGTTTGACAGGTATGAGAATTATGCGCCCCCGTCGTCATCCGCGTCGGGCGTAACTGGGCCCGTCGTCACGGTATCTCTCTACGAGTGGCAAGAAGACATCAAGACCAAGAAGGGCAAGTGGGTGCAGATACAAGCTCCGACGAAGATAGACATTGACGTGATACCCATCGAGACGTTCGAGGCTGACTGTACCAAGCCACCGATAGAGGACATCGCCGACCTGAACGTCGAGCATTGGCAGTCTAAGGCTGAGCAGCGGTCGGTCTTGACCGTGGCGCGCTTCCCCATGCTGGCCGCTTCCGGCGCGACGGATGACGAGTCCTCTGTGGGCATCGGGCCTCGCCAGTTGCTCCACACCACGGACGCGGCGGGCAAATTCTACTACGTGGAGCATTCCGGGGCGGCGATCGCGGCGGGCAGGCAAGACCTGTTGGACATAGAGGAGAAGATGGCCGGCTACGGCGCCCACTTCCTGACGAAGAAACCGGGCAACCCCACTGCCACGGCCAAGTCCATCGACTCGGCCGAGGAGACCTCGCGCCTGCAGGATGCGGTCGTGAGATTCAATGACTTCCTGGCGAGGCTGCTGGCCCTGACGGCGAAGTGGATGGGGATGGACCCCGCCGCCGCGGGCAGCGTCGTGGTCGGCACGGACTTTGGCCCGACGATAGACCAGGGAGGTCTGCAAGCCCTGGTGCAGGCGCGCCAGCTGAGGGACCTCGGGCGACAGGAGTTCTTGTCCGGGCTCCAGGAGATGGGGGTGTTGCCCAAAGAATTTGACTTTGACCAGAATGACAGGAACTTGGAGTCGGAGAACTCGGCGTTCTCCGGGCCGCCAGTCACGGGACCGATACACAACATGGGGTGAGACTCATGGGACCGTTTGACGACGAAGACGACGAAGATGAAGAGGACTTCGACAATTGCATCTGAGAAAGGACATGTCATGAAAATCTTGATCTTGACCGGGGTCATGCTGCTGTGCGCGGGGTGCTTCTCGCCGCAGAAAGCTTTCGTTGACGCCGTGGACGCGCAGTTTCAGGCCATAACGCCGGAGTACGTGAAGTACGTCGACGCGGACGCCAAGCTGACGGACAAGGAGAAGGCAGCGCGCCACGACACGGTGGACCTGCTGCACAAGATGATTCTGGAGGCTCAGAAATAAGTGGCAAATTTGAACGTGGACGTGAAGCAGATAGGCGACGCCTTGCTGGGAATTTTGACCGAACACTTGAAGGACTCCCTGGCTGACGTCAAGGCGGAGTACGTGCCGTACATGGAGAGAGCCGGGACCCTAGCCGCGGAAGCTGCTGTCAAGAAAGCAGCGGGTGACCCCGCCGCTGACGCGGACATGCTGCAGGCTTCCGCCCAATTGAAGACCCTCGTCGCCATAGCCGCGATCAGGGAAGCCAAGCGAGTCGAGGCCGACCTGTACAAGGCCCTGGACATCGGGGTGAAGGTAGTGGCGTCCTTGCTCGCGGCCGCCGCCATAGCCTGAGGAGACAACCATGCTGTACTGGGTATTCATTTTCTTGGTGCTCGCGCTGGTCGCGGGCGTGTTCGGCTTCGGCGGGATAGCCGCCGGCGCCGTGGGGATCGGGAAGATACTGTTCTTCATCTTCATAGTTCTCTTGATCTTGTCGCTCGTGGGCCACACGAGGGGGTGGAGAGACTGAGGTGGCCACCGCCAATTCCGACTACTTCGACGCGCAGCTGCGGCATGCCATCGGGGTGCGCCGATTCACTGCCGGGGAAGTGAAGAGGATACTGGCGCTGATAGAGAAGGGAGACCGGTCTCTCGCGTCCGACTTGCTGGACAAGCTCGGGGGATTCCGGTCTCCCCCTGACTTCAAGAGCGAGCGCTGGCTGAACCTGCTGCGCTCCGTGCGCGACGCGCGCCAGGAGTTGATCCTGAACGCGCGCAACGAGACGGCTGACTCGCTGATAGATTACGCCAAGCACGAGGCAGAGTTCGAATCCAGCACGCTCCAGCTGGTCATCCCCGTGTCCATAGACCTCGCTTCCGTGTCTGTCGAGCAGCTGCGCGAGATAGTCTACCGCAGGCCCTTCCAGGGTCACCTGCTCAACGACTGGTACAAGCAGATAGCCCTGAAGGACCGGGGGGAGATAACGCGGCAGCTGCAACTCGGCATGGCCCAGGGGGAGAGCATACCCGACATCGTGAAGCGCGTGGCCGGGACGGCAGCCAACAGCTTCGAGGACGGCGCGCTCGGGGGGACGCGACGCGGCGTCGAGGCAGTGGTGCGGACGGCAGTCAACCACGTGTCGAACGCGACGCGCGAGCAGATATGGGAAGATAACGCAGACATCATCGCGTACAAGAGGTGGACTGCCACCCTGGACAGGAGAACGTCCGCCATCTGCCGAGCCAACGACGGCAAGGGCATCCCCGTGGGCGACAAGCCCCTGCCCGACGGGGTTGACCCGGTGGTCCCCGAGGGCATCACGCCTCCCGCCCACATTAACTGTCGCAGCGTCCTCGTCGCAGTTCTCGACGGCGAGGGCGTGCTGGGCAACAGGCCATTCGTGGCCACCGAGAGCGGCGAGAAGGTGACGCCCGAGGACATCGGGCAAGTGCCTGCCAGCACCACGTACTCCGACTGGCTGAAGACGCAGAGCGCCTCGTTCCAGGACGACGTGCTCGGGCACTCGCGGGGGCTCGCTTTCAGGAAAGGCGAGTACGCCCTGGACGAGTACGTGGACAGGAAGGGCAACGAGTTAACGCTTTCCCAGTTAAAGCTCGCTTGAATGCCCGCGCGCGGGGTATAATGGCAGTAGTGGGGAGGGAGAACAGCATGAAGAAGAAATTGCGCCGGGGAGTGCTTCGCTGGCTGATAAAGAAGCTGGAGAAACTAGACTCCTGGCTCGACGACCTGAGTGACTGTAGAGGCAAGAAATGAAGGAGGAACAAATGACGTTTCTCACTTTTACCAAGGTGTTCTTACTCTTAGCGGTACTGACGTTCGTGCTCGCCGCCTTCGGAGTGACCGTCGGGCAGGTCCAGATGGTACCGATAGGGCTCGCGTTCTTCGCGGCCGCGTTCTTGCTGCCATGAACGACGACAGCATCAGGATAGACCTGCACGTTTACGAGCACTCCGGGAATCAAGACATCAAAGAACTCAAGGGGATGGTTAGAGCTGGTTTCCAGCAGATGGGAGTTGACATGAGCGACCTTTCCGACAGGATTGCTGCGGACCAAGCGGCCGCGGAAGCCGCGGCGGCACGCGAGGCTGCCGACGACGCGAAGCTCGAGGCGAAAATCGCTGACCTGGAGAAGCAGATCGCTGACCTCCAAGCCAGCATCGATAACGGGACTGCCAGTCCCGCCGACAGGGCTGCCCTGGACAAGCTCAAGGCTACCCTGGACGCGATCGATCCACCTGAAGGTCCTCCGGCACCATAGAGGGAGGTGACCATGCACGGATACTCTCACGAAGTGAACGAGTTGAGGAAGAAGTTGCACGAGGTGCACACCGAGGCTGACAAGGTTGAGTTCAAGAGAGCCCTCGCGGCTCTCGAGAGCAAGATGGCCAGCACGGGAGGGGGCAGCGAGTCCGACAAGTCCGCCGTCAAGGAGTTCAAGAAGAAACTCGACGCGGTCAAGCCGGAACCGTCGAAGCCGCCCGAGGTGAAGCCGCCCGAGGTGACTCCTCCGGGGCCGAAATAAGGACCGTCTGGGACCTCCACGTGGAGGTCCCTATTTTTTTGAGGACTGCGAGACGACATGAGCAACGCGCCATATTTCGGGAAAGAGCTGAGGGGGAAAGCCCAGTACGGGATACCTGAGCCCGCCGGGTCCATCCTACGGGCAGTGTCGACGCGCGCGGTGGCGCGCAAGATGGGGATCGAGGTGAGCCCGCACCACTCCCTGTCACAGCTGCATGACAAGATAGTGAGGGTCAAGGCTCCCCCGTTCAAGTTCCCGCGCCACGGCGGGCAGTCGCGCGACAGCCAGGGGAGGTGGGACTGATGAGGAGCGTCTGGGCGTTCGTGAAGTACATCTTCCGCGCGGCCGTGCTGGTCGCCCTACTGGCCACGCCGCTAGCCGCTTACTGGCACTTCAAGACCCTGCATGACGTCGTCGTTCTCCGGGTAGAGCATGACTTCAAGGTAGAGATACTGGCCATGGAGCAGTCACACGAGCGCGGCAAGGTAAACGCCGCGATGGTCAACAGCATGAACAGGGAAATCTACGTGGCCAAGCAGGAACTCAAGAGATGCAAGCTCATGACGTCTGGGCCGAAGCCCAGGAGTGAGAGCTGCAAGCTGAAGAAACTCAAGGTGGAGAAATGACGGGCCACGACGTCATATCACAGTCCCAAGCCCGCGTGGCGGAGTACAGGAAGAAGACCGCCGCGCTGAGGGCTTACACCAAGGACCTGAGAGCTGCCCGCAGGTCCTTCGAGCGAGGCGTGGCCAACATAAAGAGGGACAGCATAGGGAGATTCGCGTGACATGGCGAAGCCGAAGTTAGGTTCAGGAGCGCGGTTCAAGCACCTCGAGAACGAGATCGGGAAGCATCCCGGGGTGCATGACCCGGGCGCGGTGGCCGCCGCGATCGGCCGCGCGAAGTACGACAAGAAGCGCTTCCAGAAGCTGGCAGCGAAAGGGAAGAAATGAAGCAGCAACCATACACTGTCGTGTCTTCGACTGCCCTGAAGCAGCGGCTCGGCAAGCACCCGGCCGTCAAGGGCATGGTGGACAAGAATTGCGGTAACCACGCGGGTGGCGGCTACGGCGGCAAGAAATGAGCGACGCGACCCAGGTAACCGAGGTACAGCAGGAGTCGATAGATTCCAAGAACTTCTTCCCGCAGGTCATAACCATCATCTGCGTGGCGGGAGTCGTGATGGCCGGGGTCGTCGGGTCCGTCATGTACAAGGAAGGCACCGTGCAGATAATCGGTTTCTGCTCGCTGATAGCCATGTCGCTGCTCAAGTACTTGCAGTCCAGCAAGACGGCGACGAAGACGGCCGTGCAGCTCGGTGGGCTGGCCAAGGTCGCCGAGGACACGCACACGCTGGTCAACTCGAACATGGGGAACCAGCTCAAGGTGAGTTCGGTAGCGCTTACCCGCGTCGCCGAGCTGACTGGGCACCCGGACGACCAGGCCGCGGCCAAGGCGGCACAAGAAGCCCTGGTTGCCCACGAAGGCAAGCAGAAAGTCGTCGATGCCTCTCCATCTGCAGCTACGGAAAGCAAATGATAGAAGTGACAGCCGTCCTGATAATCGGACTATTGCCACTGGCAGCGACCATCTCTTCGGCGTGCGCGCTGCTGTACGTCAAGTCCATGTCGAACAAGGTAGACGAGTTGAATCTGCGTCTGGAAGTGTTGTCCACGACGCTGTCGAGTAACAAGTGAGGCGCGCGGCGTGATGCCGCAGAAAGTGGAGTGATTCCATGGATTTCGATTTTGGTGACGCGGCCGTGGTAGAGACGCTGGACAAAGTGCCCGAGCAATTCAGGCCCCTGTACGCGGAGACGCCGGAGAAGAAGTTCGCTATCAAGTCGGCGGACCCGGCCATCAAGGGAGCCGTCGAGGCGATCGTGGGCTTGAACAGGGCGCTCAAGGCCGAGCGCGCGACGAAGAAACCGACGGTGGACCTGAGCCCGCTGAAGGACTACGGCGCCACGCCCGAAGAGATCAAGGCGAAGCTGGACGAGATGGCGGCGCAGGTAACTGCCAACGCGAAGATAGACGTCAAGAAGATCAAGGACGAGATGGCCACGCAGTTCAAGGGCGAGATAGACAAGAGGGAAGCCCGTGTGCTGGCCCTCAAGTCCATATTGGACGGGCATCTCATCGACTCGGCCCTCAAGGGAGCCATCGCGTCAGAGAAGGGGGACGTGGACCTGCTGCTGCCGTTCGCGCGCGGCTTCATGAAGCCGCTCGAGGTAGACGGGAAGTACACGGCCATGGTGGTCGACGAGGCGGGCAACGCCCGCTACTCGGGAATCACGGGCCTCCCGCTCAGCCCCTCGGAGCTGGTCAAGGAGATGAAGGCCAACCCGAAATTCGGGAAGCTGTTCGAGCCGGACGCCAAGAGCGGGGGCGGGGCGAAGCCAGGGGCAGCCAGCCGCACCCAGCAGGCTCCAAATAGTACTGCTAACTTGTCTGCCATGGACAAGATTCGCATGGGCCTGGACGCGATGCAAACTGCTCGCTGAAATTTTCTCACGAGGTTCACCCGCGCGGCATTACAATAGTTCTCATAGTAGCGACTCGCGCGCGGGTGACCCGCGTGGAAACCTGGGAGGTGACCTCCGGGGATGGCGAGGTAAATAACCACCAACCAGGAGACACCAATGAGTTCCGTAACTCTCGCAGAATCGGCAAAGCTAGCCCAGAATATGCTGGTCGCCGGCGTGATTGAGAACATCATCACGGTAAATAAGATGTTCAAGATGCTGCCGTTCGATGGCATCGACGGCAATGCCATCGCGTACAACCGCGAGGCAATTCTCGGCGGAGGTGGCGTTGGCACGGTAAATGATTCCATCACGACCGACGTCAGCGACCCGACGGAGAGCGACGCCAACAACGCCAAGGACCCGGCGACGTTCGACTTCCACACGGCCGCGCTGACATCGATCATCGCCGACGCGGAGGTAAACGGCCTGATCGAGGCGACTCGTTCCGGTTTCGGCAATGACCAGAAAGCCACGCAGGTGGCGTCGAAAGCCAAGAAGGTTGGCCGCATTTACCAGCAAATGCTGATCAACGGCACGGGAGCGGGAGCCCAATTCACGGGTCTCTTGGGGCTATGTGCTTCTGGGCAGAAAGTCGACACGGGAGTGGACGGCTCGAGCTTGACGTTCGAGATTTTGGATGAGCTGATCGACCTGGTGACTGACAAGGACGGCGACGTGGATTACTTCACTCTCCACGCCCGCACTCTGAGGAAGTATTTCTCGCTCCTGCGCGCCCTCGGGGGAGCGTCGATCAACGAGACCGTAGCGATGCCTGATGGCATGATGGTCCCGGCCTACAGGAGCATCCCGCTGTTCAGGAATGACTGGATTCCGAAGAACGTCACGAAGGGTAACCAGACAGCTTCAACTAGCTATGTCATCGCCGGAACATTCGACGACGGTTCCCGCACGCATGGCATCGCAGGCTTGACGGCCTCGAACGCCGCGGGGATCAAGGTCGTGGAAGTTGGGGAGAAGGAAGACGCGGACGCCACCATCACGAGGATCAAGTGGTACTGCGGACTCGCGCTGTTCAGCGAGAAGGGCTTGGCCCTCGCCGACGGCATCCGCTCGACGTGATAACTGTTTGACCTGGACGATGGCCGGGGAGCGTCATTGGCTCCCCGGCACTCTTTTGAAAGGGGAATTTAATGAGTTTTTTCAAGATCGACATCGTGGGGAACAGTCGCGTAGACGAAGTCAAGAGCATGATCGTAGAGGCAGACAGCCTCGCGATCGCGAAAGCCCTCGCGGAGGCCCAGTTCGACGGGGACAGCCCGTGGTCGAGCGGGGCTGAAATCGTCACGGCATCTTCTGACCTGACGGGCTGGTCCTACAAGATCAGGATCGGGAACACCGAGGCGGGATACTTGTCCGCCAAGAGCGGGGCTCCCGTCGTGGAGGTCGAGTACGTGGGCATCGAGAACGACACCGTCGACGACGTCGGCGCGGCTCTCGTGACGGCCCTCAACGCCTCGTCCTTGATCGCCGGCGCTGCCTATAACACGAGCAGCAATGTGCTGACCATCGCCGAGACGACCGACGTCCTGGGAGACCGCACGGTCGAAGTGCTCGTCACTCCCCCGGGCGGGAAGTCGCAGATGTCTGCCATGACGTCCACGCTCGTCCACGCTGGCTTGTCCAGCGCGGCCTTGAAGGTGACGCTCGTGGCGCCGACGAAGATTCCCAAGGTGCTCTCGGAAATCTAACCTTGAAACTGACGCTGACAGGTGAACCGAGTTCGGGCCCATTTCGGAGATGGAAAGCCGAGATGGGCCCGTCTACTCCCCGGAGAAATCTACAGCTGAAAGCGGCCGACATGCTGAAGCCCACGCCCGGGGTCAGAGCCAACAGGCCGCGAGGAGTAGATCTCGATGCCCCCAGGGCAGAAAACAAAGAGTAAGAAGCAGGTCGCTTACTTGCTGAGCAGGTGGAGCCCGCTGACTGGGCAACAGAAAGAGAAGCTCATGAACGAACTGCACGGTGGCCAAGTCAGGGTCTCCGGCAAGAAGAGGTAAACGTGACGACCCAGGTCATCAAGCACATCAAGCCGTCGGGCGGTGACTACGCCTCGTTGGCGGAAGCGGCGGCGGACGTCCACAACCTGATATTCCTCGACCAGCAATGGGACCTGGTGTGCGACACGTTTCTCGATACCGCGCCCGCGGACTTCACCGCGTGGATCCTCGGCGGGCCGAACTTCATCAGGATACGGCCCACGGATCCTGGGCAGTTCAAGGGCACTGAAGACACGAACACCTACCGTCTGCACGTCGCCAGCGGCTTCGCCATCCACATGGGCGACAATGGCAATGGCGGCGGGACGTTCATCTCCTGCGAGGGCGTCCAGTTCATCACGGACGACCCGACCAATAAAGCCATAAGTTTCTCTGGCGGCACGGACGGGAAGATGCTCCTGTATCGCTGCCAAGTCATATCCGCGGGTCAGGGATGGCACACTACCGTCAACAGGAACCTGGACGTTTTCGAGACCACCTTCGTCTGCGCGGGTTCCTGCATAGTCCGCGAGGACGGCGATTGCCAGATTTACCAGTCTACGCTCATAACGACGCAGGCAGGTGAGCACTGCGTGAACTTCGGGGCCTCGGATGGCAAGACGCGGAAGGCGTTCAACACCTACGCCAAGGGAGGCGGCTCGGGAGGCAACGCCTACAACGGCGCCGGCACCACCCTGACCAAGGCCGCCTCGAACGACACCACGGGCACTGCCACCGAGCAGAGCATAGCCTACTCGACCGCGAACTTCAAGAACGTCACCGCCGGCTCGGAGAACCTGCAGATACCGACGGGAAGCGCGCTCAAGGACACGGGCGCGGACCGCTCGGGTGAACCCGCTCCGTTCAACACGGGCGGAGACATATTAGGCAATTCGCAGCCGTTCAACACCAACTACGACATCGGCTCCTACGAGTACCAGCCTCTCCCTCCCGTGGCTGATTTCTCGGCAGACCTGACGACGATCATCGCCGGGACGCTCGTCAGCTTCACGGACTTGTCGACCCAGACTCCCACGAGCTGGGCCTGGACGTTTGGCACGGGAGAGGGCACGTCGGCGGCGCAGAACCCGACGCACACGTACAATACTCCTGGGACTTTCACGGTCACGTTGACGTCGACCAACGCGGACGGCTCGGACCTGGAGACCAAGACCAACTACATAGTGGTCCAAGCCGCGGTAGTGGCTGATTTCCACGCCGACGTGACGACGGTAGAGCTCGGGGACCAGGTGCACTTCACGGACGACTCCACGGGGAGCCCGACAGCGTGGGCGTGGACGTTCGGGACAGGACAGGGCAGCTCCATGAACCAGAACCCGACCAAGATATACAGCGCCCTGGGGACCTATGACGTCTCGCTGACGGCCAGCAAGGTGAGCCCGAATTCGTCGGACGTCGAGACCAAGACCAGCTACATCACGGTGGTCGACCCGCCCCCGGTGGCTGATTTCCACGCCGACGTCACCACGACCGGCAGGAAAGACACGATACAGTTCACCGACGACTCGACCAACAACCCAACGTCCTGGCTGTGGGACTTCGGCGACAGCAACACTTCTACCGACCAGAACCCGACGCACCAGTACGCCGCCTTGGGCAACTACACGGTGACGCTGACGGCGACCAACGCCCAGGGCTCTGACCCCGAAGTCAAGACGAATTATATCCACGTGGTACCGCCGACCGAGGTGGACATCCTGGTCGACCCGGGCAGCGGTGACTACCCGTCGCTGTTCGACATGGCGGCCGACGCGCAAGACTTGGTGGCGCAGAACGTTTTCTGGGTCGTCACCGTGTCGAGCTTCGCGGAAGTCACCAGCGTGGATTTTACCGGGTGGAACACCGACGACACGCGATACCTCGACATCCGAATCGAGGAGCCGTCGACCCTGCATGGTGCCCTGAGCGGGGACTCCTATTCGCTGACGGGCACGCTGTTGTTCAGCGACATCGGGACGGACGGATACGCCAAGTTATCCGGGATACAAGCAGTCGCGAACGGCGCCAACCAGGCAGTCAAGGTAGACTGCGCAGCGGGGGCCACGGTGGAGATAGGAAGGATCATAGCGTTTGGGAACGGCGCTACCCCCGCCGTTTTGGCAGAGTCCGGGACGACTCTCATGTACGACTCCGTGGTCAACGGTCACGTGACCCAGTCCGGGGGTACCTGTAAAATCTATTCTTCCACGGTGATAGGAACCGTGGACCTCGGAGACGTCGGCAGCGGGACGCTGTTCAACGTCTATGCCCTCGCCTATTTGGGCCTCACGGCGGCCGTGGTGACATCTTCGGCTTCCGCGGACAACTCCGGCTCTCTCGACCTGCGCGGCATCCCGAACGATACATCCACGTTCTTGGGTACAGATGATTTCAGGCTGCAACCCACGAGCCCGCTGAAGGATTCCGGCTCTAGCCGCTCTGGCGAAGACCCGCCGTTTGACTTCGCTGATGATTTTTCCGGGAGCCCTAGACCTGACGACGGCGGGCTGGAAGACGTGGGAGCCTTCGAGCAATTCGCCGTGGAAGCAGACTGGCCCACGGACGTGTTCCTCGTCACGAAAGGACCCGCGCTCGCTGAAAGAAACTCAGTGAAGTCTTCTCTCACCCTGGCAGACGACTCTACGTTCGCCAAGAAGATAAATTCGGCTCTCAGCCCGGACGAGGGCTGGGAAAACTCTTCCACTGAGCAAGTCGCCACTCCCGCGGCTCATGGGTGGTACGGGTGGACGTTCAAGATAGACGGCCCGTTCAAGGCGACCTACGTCGGGCACGACAACGACACCTTGACAGACGTCCTGGACGGGCTGTCCGCGCAGGTTGGGGGGTCCTCGGTCTCGGGGAGGAAACTGGTGTTGGCGAGCTCGGGATATGGTGACAGGTCCATGACTGTCACAGTGACTCCGCCCGAGGCGACGAGACCCGTCAACTTCGTGGTCTTGCGGATAAACCAGCTCGCTTCTTCGGGAGACGAGCTCTCGGTGGTCTTCGCCAATGTCCTCAAGATTCCAAAAGTCATAAAGGAGTTCTGATGCCTTTCGTGGTGAACAAGACAGTCAAGCCGACCGGGGGAGACTACGTTTCCCTGGCAGCCCTGGCGGCGGACGTTCAAGACCTGGTCTCGGCCGATGAGCAGTGGGACGTGGTCTGCGACAATTTCGAGGACACGGAGCCAGCCACTTTTTCCGGCTGGACGACCGACTCCACGAGGTTCATCCGCGTCAAGGCCTCCACGCTCCACCACTCCCGTGGACCCATTACCGACCAGGCCTACAGGCTCGTGTGCGACACTACCTGTGTGCACGTCCTGGGTGCCATGCGGGTGCTGTTCGAGACGATGCAGATCGAGTGCACGAGCTCCGCCGACAAGGCAGTAGACATCGGCGACATCCCGGGAGACCTGGTAAGGTTCTACAGGTCCGTCCTGCGGTCGCAGGGAATTGGCATCGACAATCGCGGCGACACTGACCTGCAGATGATTAACGTCATCGCCAAGTGCGTGGGTCCCTGCGTCCAGAGAGCGCCCGGCGGGGACCTGCAGATATACTCCTCGACCTTGATAACGACTGGAGACAACCAAGACTGCGCGTCTTTCGGCTCCAACGACGCCTCGCTGCGGGAGGTGTGGAACAGCTACGCTTCCGTGGGCGCGGGAGGCGGGTCCGCCTGGGCCGGGGCCGGGATCGACAAGCACGCGGCCGCGAGCTCAGACACGTCCGGAACTTTCGGGTTCAGGAACGTGGCATATGACTTCGTCACTTTCGTGGGCATCGATGACTTGCGGCTCGTCGAGGGCAGCCCGCTGGCCGAGGCAGGAGACTCCCGGGCGAGTCTCATATCCCCGTTCAACTACGACGTCGACGTCGAGGGAAACGCCCGGCCGGACGGCGAGGAGGATATCGGCGCGTATGAGATAGTCGTCGAGCTCCCCCACGGCAATGAACTGCTAGTGCAGGACGACTTCGGGTCAGTGGTGGGAGCAGTTGCTTACATAGATCGACTGTACCTGCTCGACTACTTCACGGCCCGCGGGATAGACCTGAGCTCGTACACGGACGAGGCTCTCGAAGCTGCGATAGTCAAGGCCACGGACTACCTGGACCAGAGATTCCAGTTCGTGGGCTTCAAGGCCAGGCTAGAGCAACGCACCAAATGGCCCAGGATCGCGGCCGAGGACGTGGATGGGTGGATTCGTACAGGCATACCCGTGGAAATCAAAGAAGCCACGGCAGAGTACGCCAGGATAGCCCTCACGGTGACGCTGAACCCGACCCCCACGAGGGACGCGAGCGGGGCCTTGATAACTTCGATTTCCAAGACGGTGGGGCCCATCTCGAAGTCGGTGACGTTTGCGGGATCGGGAAGTTTTCAACTGCCGTCCTACCCCGTCGCGGACAGTAGACTGAAGAATTCTGGCCTGGTGAGCGGCGGTAAAACTCTCAGGCTACACTGATGAGCGAGAACCTCAAGGAAACTCTCGACCATATTCTCGAGCGGTTGGACCACCTCGAGGCGGCTCTCCAGCGGTCCACGCTGAGGCGAGCGCTGGAGCCTGGTGGCCGCTCGGCACTGCATGAACTCGACGACTCGTCGATAGCAGACGGCGCTGGCATCAAAGAGAGCAAGCTGGAGCTCAACTTCCCCACGCACCCCGAGACTACTGGGGGAGTCTCAGGCGCGGCGGTCATGCTGGCTTTGGGTATCGGCAGCGAGGAAGGTGATCCTGGCCCGCCTGGGCCACCTGGGTCTCAGGGACCGGCTGGAATAGATGGAACCAATGGTACGAATGGTACTGATGGTATTGACGGAGTTCAAGGCCCAATGGGTCCTCCAGGCCAGGATGGCGACGACGGAGACCCTGGCCCGCCTGGACCTCAGGGTCCCTCGGGAGTAGATGGCACCAATGGTACGAATGGAACGAATGGAACCAATGGTACCAACGGCGTGGACGGCTCTCCGGGAGCCATGGGAATCCCTGGACGAGACGGGGAAGACGGAGACCCTGGCCCGCCTGGACCTCAGGGTCCCTCGGGAGTAGATGGAACCAATGGAACGAATGGAACCAATGGAACCAATGGAACCAATGGTACCAACGGCGTGGACGGCTCCCCGGGAGCCATGGGAATCCCTGGACGAGACGGGGAAGACGGAGACCCTGGCCCGCCTGGACCTCAGGGAATAGCTGGTACCAATGGTACGAATGGAACGAACGGCGTGGACGGCTCCCCGGGAGCC